GCGCGGGTTGAAGGTCAGCGCGGGTAGCACACTGTCCAGCGTGGCGCTCGTCACGCCGGCCGCCGCCGCGCGGCCCCGTACCTGTGCCAGATAGGTGCGAAATCCGCTGTCGTCCTGTGCCGACGCCGCCGCCGGCGCGATCAGGCACACTGCTGCTGCCAGGCCGCGCGTGAGAGTTGTTACCGCTTTCATGATCGCCCGGTTCTGACACAGCCCGCGCAGCGGCGGTACCGTGAATCGTCGCACGGCGGGCACGGATGACCGCAGCGTGGGTCAGGGGCTTGAACACGGCCGAGCGTTGCTGCCATAGGCAGCCGCACCGCGCGTCAGGAAGAGTGGCCGAGCGGTTTAAGGCACTGGTCTTGAAAACCAGCGAGGGTGCAAGCTCTCCGTGGGTTCGAATCCCACCTCTTCCGCCAATGGCTTACGTCGGATTGTCTCAGACGGCCTCATAGAACCGCCCCCACCCTCTGAGATCGGCTTGCCGAGCGTCTCAGTTCGTCGCAACATGCATCAATGCAGCGCGGCGGTTCTGGGGGCACTTTGGGGGCACACACTCTCTGCGGTGGGGGCATCGAATGCTGACCGACGTAGCGTGTCGGAAAGCTGCAGCAAAGGCCAAGCCCTACAAGTTGGGCGATGCCGGCGGACTGTACCTTTACGTGCTCCCGAGCGGCTACAAGTCCTGGCGCTGGAAATTCCGATTCGCGGGCAAGGAGAAGCGGCTCGTCTTCGGCCCCTACCCTTCGGTCTCGCTGAGCGAGGCGCGGGAGATGCGGGACGATGCCGCGCGCGTGCTGCGCAAGGGCGAGGATCCGGCGGTCTCCAAACGCCAGCGTGCCGCCGAGCAGGCCGTGGCCGCGGGCAGCACCTTCGAGGCGGTGGCGCTCGAATGGCACCAGAGCCAGACACCGATCTGGTCGAAGCGCCACGCGGATCTGGTGCTGAGCAGCTTCGAGAACGACGTCTTCCCGCGGATCGGCAAACTTCCGGTCGCGACGATCACCACGCCGTTGGTGCTGGAGGTGCTGCGCCCGATCGAGGCGCGCGGCGCGGTCGAAACCGCGCACCGGGTGCGTCAGCGGATCTCGGAGGTCTTCGCGCGCGCGATCGGCGCCGGACTGGTGACGGCCGACCCCGCGGCGGTGACCAGGCGCGCGCTGGGTGCGAAGCGCAAGGGCAAGTTTCCGGCGGCGCGCACGCTCGAGGTCGCACGCAGCGTCCTGACGAAGACCGAGGAGCAGCCGGGGCACCCGCTGACGAAGCTGGCGTCGCGACTGATGGCGCTGACCGCGTCGCGCTCGGCGCCGGTCCGGCTGGCCGAGCGGCACGAATTCGAGGGACTGGACGGCCCCGAGCCGATCTGGCGCATCCCGGCCGCGAAGATGAAGCTGGGGATCGAGCGCAAACGCGACGACGCGTTCGAGTTCATCGTCCCGCTTTCGCGCCAGGCGGTCGCGACGATCGAGGTGGCGATCGGCTTCTCGGGCGCGACCGCGCCGGGCTACATCTTCCGCAGCGTCAGGAGCGCGCGCCGGCCGATCAGCGACAGCACCCTCAGCAAGGCGTACCGCGAGGCGGGCTTTTCGGGCGTGCACGTCCCGCACGGCTGGCGATCGAGCTTTTCGACGATCATGAACGAGCTGGTGAAGGAGCGCGGGGACGACGGCGATCGCGCGGTGATCGACCTGATGCTGGCCCACGTTCCGCCGGGCGTCGAGGCGGACTACAATCGTGCGGCGTACATGCCGCGCCGCCGGGCGCTGGCGCAGGAATGGGCGGACCTGCTGATGAAGGACCTGCCCGGTCCCGACCGGCTGCTGGACCTTCCGCGCCGCTAGTCCTTGCCGCGGGGGCACGCGCGTGACCGCCGCCTCGACGGGGCGCCAGGCGCGGCAACTCACCAAGGGTTTCACCGCCCAGCTGACCGGCAAGGGCGAGCGCGGTCCGGATCGCAAGGTCTGGCGGCACAGCATCGATGTCGACGATCGCCGCGCGCGCGTGTCGCGGCCGATCGGCGACGGGACGGTCGCCGGCGCGTTGAGCTGGATCGACTGCGTCCTGAAAGCCGTTTCCGAGTGGGACGATCACGAGCGCAAGCGCGGCGGCGCGCGGCCGCTCGGGCTGCACGGCCTGCGCGTGCTCGAGGCGATCCTCGGACGGCGCGGCAAGGTGGCGGTCGATTTCCGGACCGGGCGGCTCGATCCCGAGCTGGCGACGATCGCGCGCGCCGCCGGCGTGTCGAAGACGACGGTCGTCCGCGCGCTCGCCCGGTTGAAGGCGATGAAGATCCTCGACTGGATCCGCCGTTCCGAGCGGACCGGTAACGACGGACTGTTCGGTCCGCAGCGCCGTCAGGTGTCGAACGCCTATTTCTTCACGCCGGAGGCGCTGCCTGCGCGGGTGGCGCAGCGACTGCGCGACCTGCTGGCGCGACGACGGCTGCGACGATCGGGCGCGGCGCCCTCCCCCGTTCCGGTCGTGGCGCCGCAAGGCACGGAAATGCGCGACCTTCTGTCCCGGATGCGGTCCGGGATCGCACGGCGCGACGAGGCGCTGAACGCGAGTCCACCAAGCGTGATGTATCCCGTCCCAGGGATTGAAGGATAAGGAATGGGATCGCCGCGGCGATCCCATGCACCGATTTGCTGATCTCCCCGCGCCGAAAGGCCCCGCCCCCTCGACCCGATCGCCCGGACCCGGCGGTCGAGCGAGGCGGCTTGCGCCGCCCCGGGCTGCCTGGGGGGATGGAGCACGAAGCGTGCCGCCCGCCACGCGCCGTCGCGCGCGCGGCGGGGTCAGCCGGTGAGGATCGCCGCCCACTCCTCGAACACGCCGCGGCGCTGATCGAGGTGCTGCGCGCGGTTGTACGCACCCTCCACCTTCGCGACCGTCCCATCCTCGTGCTTCAGCACGTGGCCGAGCGCGCGGTCGATCACCGTGCGATCCGCCGGCCGCCGCTCGTTCATCACCGTCGAGAAGGTCGCGCGCCAGCCGTGGACGACGTGGCGGCCGGCGAACGGCGTGCGCGCGTAGAGCGCGTTGATCGTGCCCTCGCCGATCGGCGTACGGCCGTCGCGGCCCGGGAAGATCAGCGCATCGGCCGCCGCCCCCGGCATCGCGAGCACCTCGCGCAGCACCGCGACCGCGGCGGGCGCGAGCGGCACCAGGTGATCGTTCGCCGCGTCGCGCTTCTTCGCCGCCGCCAATTTCATCCGCGCCGCCGGCACGCGCCACACCGGCGCCGCGCCGTCCAGCCCCTCGATCTCGCACCAGCGCGCGCCGCGCACCGCCGCGAGCCGCACCGCGGTCAGCGCGACGAAGCGCGCGGCGAGCTTCACCGCCGGTCGCGCGTGGACCCGCTCGACCGCTTCGAGCAGCGCGCGTGCCTCGTCGATCGACGTCAGCGCCGGGTGATGCCGCGCGGCCGGCGCGCGGGTCAGCGCGCGGCCGACGATCGCCGCCGGGTCGCTCGTCGCCCAGCCCTCGCTGACCGCGAGCGCGAACACGTCGGAGATCCGCTGGCGGACGCGGCGCGCGGTCTGGATCGCTTCGCGCCGCTCGATCGCGCGCACGATCCGCAGCACCGCCGGCGCGTCGATCGCGTCCAGCGCGTCGGTGCCGATCGCGGGGAAGACGTCCGCCGCGAGGCTGGCGAGCACGTCGGCGGCGTGGACCGCGGTCCAGCCCGGCTGCTGTTGTGCGTGCCACGCGAGCGCTGCGCGCTCGAACGTCATCGCCTGCGGGGCGGTGCGCGGATCGACGCCGCGGGCGAGCTGCGCGCGCGCTGCCTCGGCGCGGGCCCGCGCGGCGTCGAGCGACACCTCCGGCCACTGGCCGATCGTCAGCAGCTGCTCGCGGCCCTCCCAGGCAAAGCGGAGCCGGAAGGTCTTTCGCTGCGTCGGGGTGACGAACAGGTGCAGGCCGCGCTCGTCGGTCAGTTTGTACGGCGAGGCGCGGAAGCGCGCCGCCTTGACGGCAGCGTTGGTGAGCATGAGGCTGTTTTCCCGTTGAAATTGGCAGCAGGGAGGCCGTGCGATGTGCAATCGCTACCGGATGTCGGAAGCACAGGCGGCGCTGGCGGCGCGCTACGGCGTCGCGGCCGAATATCCGCCGGACCTGACCGTCCCGCCGCCCGAGCTGTTCCCGAAGCGGCCGGCGTGGACGGTGCGGCACGACGGTGGCGTGCGGATCCTCGACGTGATGACCTGGGGGTGGCCGCGGACCGTGCCCGGCGCGCGCGGGCCGCGCGAGACGCAGGTCACGAACGTGCGCAACCTCGACAGCCCGATGTGGCGCAACGCGTTGGCCAAACCGGCGCAGCGCTGCCTCGTGCCCGTGACGTCGTTCAGCGAATACGGGCCGGGGGAGAAGGGGAATCTTCCGCTGTTCTGGTTCGACGTGCCGTCACGCCCGGTCTTCTCGTTCGCGGGGATCTGGCGACCGGCGGCCGAGGGCGCGGTGTTCGCCTTCCTGACGTGCGAGCCCAACAGCGTGGTGGCGCCGGTCCATCCCAAGGCGATGCCGCTGATCCTGCACGAGGAGGATGAGGAACGCTGGCTGGCGGGCGATCTGGACGATCTGGTCGCGCCATTTCCGGCTCAGCTGATGACGGTTGGGCCGCCGGAATATGCCAAGGGCGCGCCGTCCGTGCTGCTTTGATCGATCCGCGTCGCGCGATCGTGCTTTCGGGCGGGAAACCATTTCGCAGATGAAGGTTCAGTGACCTGTCCGCAGCATCTCGCCGGGACTCGAACCGCAGCGTCGAACGGAGCATTCATGGCAGAGGGCAAGGCAACTTTTTGGATCGACGGCATCGAATTTGGCCAGGGCGCCCTTTTCAATCGGCCGCAACACGCCGCCGTTCTCGGCCGGATCTTCACCAGCTGGTCGATGATCGAGGGCCTGATGGCGTCGCTGCTCGGCCTGCTGATGCACGCCGACGATCGCGCAGCACTCGCAATCCTTGAGACGTTCCACACGAATCATAGCCGCATTCAGGCGGTGCGGAAGGTGGCGAAGAGAATGCTTGCCTCGGAACAGCAGGCAGAATTTGAAGCGTTGACCAAATCAGTCTCGGCTTATGCGGAGCAGCGAAACATCATCGCTCATAGCCTCTGGGGTGCTTATGTCGGAGCCCACGCGACGGATCAGTCCGGCTGGCCAGACGGACCAGATAGCCGGCTTGACGAAGGATCAGAGGAGAGCGGCATCATCTATCGGATGTCGACGTCCGTTCTCTCCGACTTCGTGGTTCCTGAGCTACCGAAAAACTTCGACGCGGACACTCTGACCTCTGGCCTGCTCGGCAAAATGACCCGCGTCTCGATTGGAGATCTAGAAAAGATCGAGAAGCAGGGTTTCGATGTTCTCAGTCAGGTTATGGGCGCAGTTTCAGAGAAGAAGTTCGCCCGTAGTGTCGAGGTCGTACGGGGCACCGATCGCCAATGAGGCGGAGGTATTCTCCGCCTCAATCGGGCAAAACCAATATCCTGCAAGCGTCCACTACCCGTGCGATCGAGCCTTTGTACCCGGTCGATCGTGCTCACCGCGACGGGCTGCGATAGATCAGCTCGGTCACCCTGGTCGCGCCCTTCGCCGACGCCGTCGACACCGACCAGGTCGTCGCGACCTCGTCGACGCGGAAGCGCGCGAAGGTCCGGCGCACGAACGGCGTGTCGTTAATCGACAGGATGAACTGCCCCGCGATCCCTGCGAGCTGCTCGGCCAGCGCCGCGTAGCGCTCCTCGCCGAAGTCGATCCCGTACCCCTCGGTCAGATGGTAGGGCGGGTCGATGAAGAACAGCGCGCGCGGGCCGTCGTAGCGGCGGATCGCGTCGGCGAGGTCGAGCTGCTCGATCGTCACCGTCGCCAGCCGGTCGCGCAGCGCCTTCAACTCGGCGCGGAGCCGCGCGAGGTTGAAGCGGCTGTCCTGGTTGCGGCGTACCCCGAAGGTGCGCCCGTCGACCTTCCCGCCGAACGCCAGCCGCTGGAGGTAGAGGAAGCGCACCGCGCGCTCGATGTCGGTCAGCAGCCGCGGATCGAGCGCGCGCTGACGCTCGAACTCGGCGCGGCCGGCGATCAGCCAGCGCAGCTCGTCGACGAACGGCGCGTAGTGCCGGCGGATCACGCGGAACAGGTTGGCGACGTCGCCGGCGACGTCGTTGATCACCTCGACCGGCGCGGGCGTCGCGCGGCGCAGGAAGACGCCGCCCATCCCGACGCACGGCTCGACGTAGGTGCGGTGCGGCGTCGCCGCGATCATCGCGCACAGGCGCCGCGCGAGGTTGCGCTTGCCGCCGAGGTACGGCGCGGGCGGACGGGCGGTGGGTGTGGCGGTCATAAGGTGCTCGATCCTTCGCTGGAGAGAGCGCCCGGCTACGCGCGCGAGTGGGGCCGATCGCGGCGATCGGCGCGGCCTGCGCCGGACGGCGTCAGGATCGGTGGGGCGGCTGCGGCCGCGGGAAGCTGGTGGAGGAAGCTGCGCGGCCAGCCGCCCTTGCCGGGTGGTTAGCCGCGCAGACCTCAGGAACTACGCCCTGCGTATTCCCCCGAAGGGTCTTCTATTCAGCAGGCCACCCGGCGAACCGGTGACCTGAGGTGCCGCGCGCGCGGGCTGGTCCTCACGGCTACGATCGGATCAGCACCGCGGTCTATGCCACCGCGACCCCGCGCTGCCTAGCCGCGCAGCTTGCGGCGCAGCGCGGTCCAGCCGCGCTCGTCCTGCGGACCGAAGGTGCTGGTCGGCGGCTCGCCCGTCAGCCGGATCCGCGGTTGGCGCTTCCCGCAGCGCGAGCAGCGCAGGTGATCGCCGACCATGTGCAGCCGCCCGTTCCACTGGTGGACGAAGAAATATTTGCTGAGCTGGGGACCATCGAGGACGCCGCGGTGCCCGCACGCGCATCGAAGCGCGACGTTGCCGCGGCCGGTCAGCTCCATCAGCGTTTCGGGACGCCAGTTGGCGCTCATGCAAGCGAATCGTCGATCATCCGGAGAACATGGGAAATGTTGGATCGCTCCGGCAACCGCCAATGCACGCGCTCAGCGCGGCCAGGCGCCCAGCAGCAGCCGGCGCGTATCGTCGCAGCGCACGATCGTCGCCCAGGCGTCGCGCAGCGCGGCTTCGGTGTCGGCGGCGCTCGCGCTACCGTCCGGCTGTCGCGGGATCGGGGTCGGCACGCACGGCGTCAACGCGTCGGTCGGCGGAGGCGGGATCCGCATCGGTGAGCGCGGCACGGTAGGCGTCGAGCCCGCGCACGCGGTCAGCGCCAAGGCAGCGAGCACGGCCGGCATCGGTCTGGGCATATTCCCTCACGGTGTTGGTGGAGTGGACGATGATCGGCTCTCGCGCGGCGAGCTGCGCGGCGAAGGTCGAGGTCGCGCTTGCCTGGCGTTCGGCGAAGCCGCGCTCCTGCTCGGCGGCACGCCGCTCGGCGCGGTCGCGATCGGCCTGGCGGTCGGCGCGTTCGATGCCAAGTGCCTGGCGCGCGGCGCCGCGCTCCACGCGCGCGACGACGAACATCCCGGCGAACACCGCGCTCTGCAGCGTCGCGAGCGCGAACGGCCAGTGCCGGCGCGCGACCGCCAGCAGCGCCACCCAGCTCACGCGACCACCGCGCCGTAGGTCAGCGCCTTGAGCGCGGCGTGATCCTCGCGGTAGAGCGCCGCCTCGGCCGCGCGCCGCCGGACCAGCCCGTCCGAGACCACGCCGTCGATCTTGTTCCAGAGCGCGAACGCCGCCGCGGCCCCGGTCGCGTCGCCCGCGCGGTGCCGCCGCGCGACGGTCGAAACCGCGAAACGGACCACGCCGATGTTGTAGGCCAGCGCGACCATCGCGCCGAACTGCGCCGGGGTGGTCGCCGCCGCCCCGACCGCCGCGCGCACCGCCGGCGCGAAGTCGCGCGCGAGTAGCGTCACGAACATCGCGTCGGCCTGCGCCTGCGTCAGCCGGTCGCCCGGCTTCACGCGCCCGCCGGCGGGATAGTAGGTCATCCCCCAGCCGATCGTCCACCTGCCCGCCGGGCAGCGGTAGGCGACCAGCGAACAGCGCTCGAAATGGTGGAGCAGCGCGATCGCCAGCGGCCCGACGACCAGCGGCACCGCCCCGACGCGGCCGACCAGCCCGAGCGCCTGCGCGTCCGCCGGCCGCGGCGCCTTGCCGACCAGCCACACGCCGGTGAGCAGCGCGAGCGAAATGTACGAGGCGAGCTTGGCGGGGATCAGCACGCGCAGCTCGGCGGGCATCGTCTGCCAGCCGGCCTGCAGCAGACTTGGGTCCAGCCCCATCAACAGGCCGGTGATCGCCGCGGCCACGCCGGCGGCGTGCGCGTACCAGGCGCGCAGCAACGCGCGCCCCTTCGCAAGAAGCGTCATGGTTTCGTCCTTCGTGAAAGCGTCGGGTCAGGGGCGTGCGGGCGTGCGCTCGACCAGCAGCGTCAGCTTGGCGTCGACGCGCTCGATCTTGCCGTCGACCCGCTCCAGCGTGCGCGCCAGCTCGGAGGCTCGGTCGTCGCCGCGGTCGGCGCGCGCCTCCAGCTTCTCGACGCGGCGGTCCGTCTCGGATTGGCCGCGGAAGGTCTGGCCGCCGGCGAAGACGATCCCCGTGACGGCCATCGCGTGGGGCAGCCACTCGCGGACGAAGCCGCGGAAGCCGGACGGTTCGGTCATGTCGGTGCTCCTATCCGTGCTGGACGTCGACCCACGGTCGCCCGTCGCGCAGCGCCCACACCTTGCCGAGGCGGCGGCGGTACTGGTCGAAGGTGATCGCGGCCGCGGCGATCGCGACGGCAGTGATCCCGGTGCCGTCGGCCTCGGCGACGAGGTAATCGCCGACCGCGACGTCGCCGGTGACGGTGACGGGCACCTGACCGCAGAAGGCGATCCGGTCGACCTTCGCGCGCTCGACCTCGAGCGCGGCCTCCCACGCCGCAACGTCGCTGCGGTAGGCGGCGTCCGCGGTGGCCCAGGCGGCGTGATCCGCGCGCCACGCGGCGAGTACCGCCGGGAAAGCGTCCGCGCGGACACGCCACGCCTCCAGCTCGGGACTATCCTCGCCCGGACGTGGCGGAAGCGCAGCCGGCTCGGCGGGCTCCGACGCGGGAGCTTCCGGCCGCGGAGGCAGGCTTGCCGCCCAGCTGTCGCCCCCGACGTACGCCGGATCGGTCGACTTGACGACGAAGCTGTGCGCATCGGCGAAGGTGCGGGTCAGCCGACCGTCGCGATCGATCCCGCAGACGTCGCCCGGCGCGATCGTCCCGCACCCCTCCGCCTTGGTCATATACTCGGCATAGTCGGCGCCGCTGGCGTTGATGGTGCCGCCGGCATTGATCGACCGCCCGGTCGACGCCGCGGAATTCATCCACAGCACGGTGGTGGAGCCGTTGCCGCCCTGTCCCTTCTGCGCCTGGAACAAGGCGAATTCTCCGGGTCCGAAACCGAGCCCGAGAACCCGCCCTCCTTCGGACACCGCCTTGTAGAGCTGGTGACAATTGCCGCTGGCGATCCCCGCCAGCAGGTTGCCGTTGATGTCGATGCGCGCCCGTTCGCCGCCGCCCGTCACGAAGATGGTGGCGCCGTAGCCGGCGAGAACCGTCACGGCCCCCGGAAGCCCGATGTCGACCCCGAACGTGATCCCGTAATTCGGGATGAGGTTGCCGAGATAATTGATGCGATCGCTCAGCGCGTAGCCGATCGCCGACTTCGGCGCGATCAGGGTAATGTCGCCCGCGCTCTGCATCGCGCCGGCGCTGAATTGCGCGGAAAGCGCGGCGCCGGCGAAGATGCTCAGCACGTTCGTGGACAGGCGCGCAATCCCCGTGTCCGGATCGCTGGCAAAGCGAATACCGGGCGTCGCGGCGGCGCCGTCGGCGATCAGGCCCTGCCCGAAGCCGTCGCGTACCGACGCGAACGTCGCCAGCAACGACGCGGCACTCTGCGCCAGATCGCGGACGTAGCTTTGCGTCGGCTGAATCGCGTACGGCTGCGTGCCGGCGCTGGCGCCGGTGTACGGTGCCGCCAGCGTCAGCTCGGTCGCCGACACCACGCGCGCGATCTCGCGGGTGCGGCCGTCCGGTCCGACGAAGGCGTCGCCGGCGAAGGCGTTGGACACGAAGTCCGTGCCCGCGCCGGCGATCGTCGCCGAGCCGTTGGTGACGGTGACCGTGCCGCCGGAATACCAAGCCATGCCGTGCTCCTGTTACTGCTGGTTGCGCGGGGTCGTGCCGCTGCCACCGGATCCCGACCCGTCCCCGCCGCCGGTGCCCGCGCCCGCGACCACCTGCCCCATGCTGCCCGTGGCCGAACCGACCGAGGCTTGCCGCAGCTCGGTGCATTTCAGCGTCGCACCGGCGGTGACGGTGATCTTCCGGTTGTCCGCCTCGCGGTTGTAGATCTCGATCGAGATCGCGTGCTGCCCGGCCGCCAGCCCGCGGAAGAAGCGGAACGGCGTGATCGTCAGCTCGGCGTTTGAATCGATCAGGATCAGGTTGGCGGGCTCGACGTGGCGCACCACGCCGTCGAGGATGAAGCGACAGTCGACCTGGATGTCGTCCTCGGCGACGAAGTGCGCATAGAACAGCAGCTCCATGTCGCTGGACGCCTCGACCTTCTGGAAGGTCATGTTGATCAGCTGCCCGGTCCAGCCGCGCGGGATCACCATGTCGGCGTCGGTGGTGAAATAGGCGCAGCCCTGCGCCGCGCCGGTCTTGAGGTTGCTCGCGCCGATCGCCTGCTGCTTGAAGCTCGCCGCGATCGCGCCGTCCTTGTCGACGTAGAACAGCAGTGCGCCGGTGTCGGGATGGTAGACGCCGAAGCGGTCGGCGGTCACCCCGAAGCTCGCGATCGTGCCGTCGTTGGTCTGCGCGACGCCGCTGATCCGCCCGTTGGCATCGAGCACCGTCATCGCGCGCACCGCCGCGCCGCTCGCGCCGACGACCACCTTTCGCACCTCGCTGACCGAGCCCGACACCGTGCCGACCGCGGCGCGGAGCTGTTCGATCGTGTCGGCGTTGGCCTTGTCGCCCGCGACCCGCGCCTCGTCGGCCCTGGAGATCGTCGCGGCGAGCTGTCCGTCGGTGACGCCCAGCGCACGGATGTCGCGCGCGAACGCCTCGCCCGCCGCGATCCGCGCGAGCGTCTCGGCGGCGACCCGCGCGTCGACCGCGCCGATCTGGACGTTCAGTAGTGTGCGCGCCGCCGCCTCGGCGGTCTGCGCGTCGACGATCTTGGCGAACACCTCCTGGCGCACCTCGGCGATCTGGACGAGCTGGCGGCGGCTCGCCGCGTCGCCGGCCAGAAGCGCGCGCAACCCCGCCTCCGCGCCCGCCCCGCCCGCGAAGCGCGCCTGGCGCGCGGCGACCGCCAGCCCCGAGGTGCCGCCCGCCGCGGAAAGCATCTGCTGGACCGCGCCGACGTCGGTGGTAAAGTCGCGGAATTCGGTGCGCTCGACCTTGCTGATCAGCGCGCCCTTTACCGCGTCGAGCGTCAGCCCGACCTCGGCCAGCCGCGCCGAGGTGCGTTCGGCGAGCAGGTCGAGCGCGTAGATCCGCACCGTGCCGGTCGTCGGATCGGCGACGATCCCGGCGTCGCGCAGCACCTCGCGCGTGCGCCCCGCCTCGCCGGTGACGCGCAGGATCGCGGCGGCGAGCAGGTCGAGCGCGCGCTGGATCTGGCGCTCCGCCGCGGCGCGATCAGCTGCCGCGCCTTTGAGCAGCGCGGTCGCGGCGGGCAGCGGCGCGACCGCCTCCAGCGTGGCGAGCGTCTGCGCGACGGTGCGGTTCGGACCGAACGCGCTCTGCGGGTCCGCGCTGTTGGTCGCGTTGTCGGCGGGTTTGGTGCCGGTCGGGTCGGAGACGGCGCTCCAGGCGACGGTCGGCGCCGCCGCGTAGGCGCTCCACCGGGTGCTGCCAGCGAAAGGCGCCGCGCCGGCGGTCGGCGTCGTGGCGGTGTAGAGCCAGCGCGAGCCGTCCGCCGCGGTGACGATGTTGCCCTCGCGGTAGGTCGCGGCGTCGCTGTAGCTGCCCAGGTCGACCAGCGGCGCGGTGAAGGCGACGTCGGCGAGCGCGTGCACCGCCCAGGTCCGCTCGGCGGTGATCGCGAGCTTTCCGAACGGCGGCGCGATCTCGAGCTGGCGGACCCTGGCGACCGGCGGGAGCGCCGGGCCGTCCGCCGCCAGCGTCAGCGACGGCGCGCCGATCGCGACCGGCTGGACGAACAGCCGCCCCATCCACGAGACGCCGGCGACCGCGTTGACGCTGGCGGCCACCTCCTGGATCAGCTCGCGCGCGGTGGTCTGCTGGTCGAGGTAGAGCGACAAATCGTACGGCCGCGCCGCATCGAGCGCGTCGAGCGAGGCGTCGGCGACGCGCCCGGCACCGCCCGCCAGCAAGGCGAGCCGGCGGATCTGCTGGCCCGGCCGCCGCGACCAGCCGTCCGGTCCCGCCCGGTCCCCGCGGACGAGGAAACACACCTGGCCGGTCGGCGGCGCGCCGAAGCGTGCCCAGCCCCCCGACAGCGCGGTCGCCCAGCGCCCGGCCGGGATCGTAGCGGCGAGCAGCTCGGCGACGCTCGCATAATCCCGGACCGGCGCTCCGAAGCGCGCCAGCCGCTCGAGCGCGGCATCGATCGCGACGATCGCGCCGTGCCCCGAAACCTGGAACAGCGAATTGACCGGATCGACCAGCACGCCGGGCACGTAGCGCGGCGCGCCCAGCGCCAGCGGCTTGGCCTGTCCTTTCGACGCCGCCGGCCCTTCCGCGCCGCTCGTCCCGGCGTAGGTGGCGAGCAGCGCGCGATCGAGCCAGCGATCGTCGACCGCGAAGGTCAGCTCGGCGCGGCCGTCGCCGACGACCGGCTGCTGCGTCACGCGCGCGTCGACGCGCTGCGTCCAGGCGGCGAACGGCGCGCCGACCTCCCCGGTCCACAGCCGGAAGCGCGTGTCGGCAATCGCCAGCCGCGCGAACGCCGGCCACGGCTCGATCGCGATCGTCATGCTGGCGCCGGGCGTGGCAATCCGCCCCTCGAACGCGCCGTCGAACAGGTCGTAGCCGAGCCGGGGCAGCTTGGCGATCACCGGCCACGCGACCGCGTCGGTCAGGTGGCAGACGTCGGGATGGTCGTGGCTGGCGGCACGCAACGGCACCGCCGCGCCCGTCACCGGCTCGCGCGCGTCGATCTGGATCACCACGCCGAGCATCAGAACAGGCTTACCATGTTGATCTTCGCCTCCCACGCATTCGCGCGGCGCCACGTCTGGCCGAGATCGCCGACCAGCGGACCGAAGTAGCAGCGGCGCTGGCGCTGCGCGTGCGGCGCCGGATCGGTGACCAGCGCGACGCATTCGGTGTTGCCGATCCGCTCGAGCAGCGGTGCGGTCAGTCGCTCGACCTCGTCGCGGCGGACCGACGAAAAGGTCAGCTGCGCCGTGCGCAGCTTGGCCCCGCGGTTGCGGAGCAGGACCCCGCGGCGCGAGAATTCGAGCGTACCGAGGTCCTTGATGCCGAATTCGGCGCCGAAGCCGAAGTTGCGCTCGAGCTGGAGGCGTTTGCCGACGACGAGGCGCGATGCCTCGATCGTGCCGTCCGTGTCGCGATGGAAGTCGAGCGACAGGTAGCGCGCGACGACGGTCGCGGGCAGGTCGAAGAGCCCGATCCCGGCGTCCCCAACCGACGCGGTGCCGGCGAGAACCGGCGCGTTGGAGACGCCGGCCTGCCACGCGCCCTGTGCGCTCGCCTCCGCCCGGTACGAGACGGTCACCGTCGCGCCCGCCGCGCGGGTTCGGACCCCGAACAGCATCAGCGTGTCGACGGCGCGATCGGCGCCGAGATCGACGATCAGATTCCGGTTGCCGGCGGCCGAGGCGCGCCAGACCACGCCGGCATAATCGTTCGCGAGGTTCATCCGTTCGAAGCCCGCGTCCGCGGCGCCGTCGAGGCTGACGATCGACAGCGGTTCGATGATCCACGCATTGGCCATCGGCTCACCCGAACAATTCGAGGGACGTGGTCTCGGCGTCGAGGTCGAGCTCGATCCGGGCGGCGAGACAGGCGAGATCCGCGCGCTGTTCGTCGTCGATCAACCGCAAGGTCGGCACGCCGCTCTCGACGTCGGGCCAGACCAGCTCCTCGACGTCGACCGCGAAGCGCCGCCGTTCGGCACCGATCAGCAGGCCGCGCGCGTCGGCGACCGCCTGCGCGTCGCTGCTGCTGTCGAAGAAGCCCGGCGCCGGCGTGACGGTGCCGTCGCGCGCGTTCGGGTAGCGGGCGGCGGTGACGCCGTCCGCCCAGGTCACGATCGCGCCGGCGCGCGTCGCGGCGACGATATCGGCGATCGCGGCGGGCATCAGGCGGCGTTCACGAAGGCGCGGTCAGTGCCGACGAAGCCGCCGACCGTCCCGCCGGTTGCGGACAGGCGCTCGAGCAGCGCGCGCACGTCGCCCATTTGATCGGAGAGCTGTTCGAGCAGTTCGTTGCCGGTCTGCGTGTTTGCGGCAGTCTTCGCCGCACTGTCAGCGGTTGCCTTGGCGAACGGGCTTTCGACGCCGGCGGAAATCGGTACGGCATTGTCGATCGTCTCGATCGCCTTGGCGGTCGCCGCCTGGATCAGCGCCTGCGCGTCGAAATATTTCGACGTCGAGCCGTACAGCTCGCGCTCGACGTCGAGGTAGGCGCGTGCCGCCGACTGGTATTTCTCCTGGTCGACCCGCTGCCCGGCGTCGATCTGGTCGAGGTAGGGCTTGAGCTGCGCGAGCGCGGTCGCCTCCTGGTCGCGGTACGAATAAGGCGAGTTGCCGCCCAGCTTCAGGTCGGTGAGGAAGGTCTTCAGCGACGCCGATGCCGAGGCGGTCGACGTCTTCACCTGCTGGAGCTGGAGATTGTAGAGCTGCTCGGCCTGCGCCATTTCCTCGGCCGACGCGCCGCCCTCCTGCAGCGCGGCGACGGTCTTGCGGAACTTGCGGTTGAGATCGTCGACCGCGGCGCCGACCGGATCGAGCAACGCCTTCAGGTCGCGCGGCACGCTTTCGATCAGCATTGCCTTGCTGATCGCGGCGTCGAGATCGTTGCCGAGCGCGAGCACGCGCTGCGCGGTCTTGCCGACCTTGATCGCGCCGTCGCGGATCGCATCCTGCGTCGCGACGAGGATCGCGGTCGCCTCGTCGGCCCCGTCGTAGATGATCGAGGCGTTGCGCGGGTTCTTCGCGCCGACCTGGGACGAGCCGGTCGACGACACGCGGAAATTGTTCTTGCCCTTGCCGATCGACACGGAGAATGCGCCGATCTCGGCGCCGAATGCGTCAGCGATCCGGCGGATCGCGGTCTGGACGCTCTTCGCGCTGCCCGAAAGTCCCTCGGTAACGTTCCGATCGCCCGATAGGGCCGCGGCGCCGGTAGCGGAGGTGATCACCGCCGCGCCGCGCGGGGTGCGCGAGAACAGCCCACCCAGCACGCCGCCCAGCGCGCCGCCCAGCGCTGCCCCGATCGGGCCGGCGGCGTTGCCGAGCATCGATCCCAGCTTGCCGCCGACGACCTTCGTGATCGTCCCCGCAACCGCCTTGCCCGCCATCTCCCCGACGACGCCGCCCATCGCCGAGCCGAACTTGCTCTGTTTCGAACCCGTGATCGAGGAGAAGACCGAGCCGCCGATCTGTCCCATCGCGGCGCCAGCGAGCGCGCTCGACAATTTGTCGATCGACGCCGGCGCGATGGTCACCCCGGTCGCCTTGAACGTCTGCGCGATCAATTGCGCGGTCTCGGCCGACTGGCCGGCGATGCCGCCAGGGCGCAGCATGCGGCTGAGCGGGCCGGAGAAGCGCAGCCCGAACAGATCGCCGATGTTGCCGACCGCGCCCGCCAGCGCCTCGCCCGCGCCGATCGCGCCGAGCTCGAGCCGGTTCGCCCACAGCTCGGCGCCCGACAGGATGCCGCTGTTGAGGTCCTCGACCGCCTTCGCGATCGCGTCGCCGCCGATCGTCTCGCGAAACGCCTGGTCGAAATCCTGCCCGCGGGTCGCGACGGCCTGCTGGCGCGCGCGCATCGCGTAATCGAAACCCTCGCCCTCCGTCAGCTTGCCGGCCGCGACCAGCCGGAAGATCTCGCCGAGCTCGTCGCGGTAGACGCGCGCGGCCGAGGCGAGCGGATCGTACCGTTTCGCGAGCCGGTCGAGCGACGTTTCGAGCTGCTCGTTGGCGCGTCGCGCTTTTTCCGCCGCGGCCATCTCGTCCTTCAGTTGCGCGGCGCGGGCGGAGGCGATGTCGCCGGCCGATCCCTTGCGGCCGAAGGCGGCGTGGATGTGGCGCCCCTCGTCGAGGAGCTGGCTCAGCGCGACCCCGCGATCCTGAAACGCCTTGCGGACCGCGGCGAGCGTGATCCCCGGGCCTTTGGCGATGTCGATCGCCAGGCCGGGTTCGTGGTCGCTCGTGCCGGGACGGGCGGCGAGCGGCCCCGTGCCGCTCCGGTACTTCTCGTACAGCTTGCGCTGCTCGTCGATAGTGCGCAGGCCACTGGTCACGACGCCGCCGATCGACGCGACGATCTGCCTGGCTTCGGCCAGGTCGATCTGGCGTCCGGTCTGGCGGTCGGCGGTTGGCGCGCGATGTTCGGCGGCCTGACGATCGCGCTCGGCCTTCAGCGCCGCCTCGCGCCGCCGTTCGATCGCCGCGACCTGCTGCGAGATCGATGCCGTCAGCCGGTCGTTGCCGCGCGCAGCGCGCTCGGCGGCGTGCACCTCCTGGTCGTACTGTCGGTTGATCTGCGCCACCGGATCGTTCGCGCGCTTCCCCTGTTCGACGCCAAGCACGACGCGCGTATCGTTCAGGTTGCGCAGCGCCGTCCGGATGGCCGCATCGTTCGCTTTCAGCCGCGCCTGAAGCCCGGCTGCGCGGTTGACGGCGACGTCGAGCCCGAGCGTGGCCAGCTCGCCGCGCTGGCCCGGCGCCTGCGCGCGGACCCGCTGTACCTCGGCCTCGGCCTGCGCCTGCTCGAGCAGCGCCGCGGTGGTGCGGCGGATCGAGATCTCGTGCTCGAGGTTCTTCTTCGCGGTAATGTTGGCCTGTTCGGCGGCTGAGAATTCCGCCTTGATGCTGTCGTCGAGCGCGCGGCGCTGTTCGTTGATCGCGGCGACCACGCCCTCGGCGGTCTTCGCGAAACGCTTTTTGGCCTGTTCGGCGATATCGCTGGCCGCGGCATCGTCGCGCAGCTTCTTCTCGGCGTCGCCGAGCGCGTCGTTCTGCTCGAGCAATTTGGAGACCAGCGGGGTGAGGCCGACGACCGCCGTCATGGTGAGGATGCCGCCGAAGCTGCCAAGGAAGGCCGACACGCCGGCGAGCCGCCCGCCCATGCCTTGCAGCGCGAATCCGGCCTGCCCGATCTGCTGCGCGAACGCAGTGGTGATGCTCTGGCCGCTTCCGACCTGCACCGCGAAATCCTGGAACTGCTGCCCCAGCATGATCATCGACTGGCGCTGCTGCCCGGTGACGGCGTGCGCCTGCTTGCCGACCTCGACACCGTGCCCGGTCGCACCCGCGACCTGGTCCAGCTCGACCTGCAGTTGGTGGAGCGCCGCGATCCGCGCGCGGATCTGGCCGGCGTTCTCCTCCTCCATCAACGCCGAAACGCGCGCGGCATCGGCGCGCTGGAGCTCCTTCTCGGTCGCGGCGCCCTCGGCGAAGGCGACCCGATGCGAGGCTTCCTCAATCAGGCGTAAGGCGGCCGCCTTGCGGTCGGCGGCCTGCGCGGCCGCGGCCAGTCGCGCGATCTCGCCCGTCAGGTCGAGCCCGCCGCTTTTCGTCGGGCCGACGTCGAGCGCCGATTGCGCGAGCCGCTGGACGTCGGTCAGCGCCGACGACCACGTCCCGCGGATTTCCTGCGCGGTCGAGGTCGCTCGCTGGCGCAGGTCGGCGAAGGCGCGCGCATTCTCGCTGCTGAACTGGTCCGCGCGCAGCTGCAGGCGCGCGATGATGTCGGTCGACATGCGGGTGCGCTCCTACGAAGCCGATCGCGCCTGGCGGGCGTATTCGGCGGGGATCTCGGCCTCGGCGATTCGCACCACCGGCGCGATCGCGAAGGCGTTGCGGAACGGGCGGTCGCGGACGAGCGCGAAGATCGGCTGGCCTTCGGTGATGCCGGTGCCGCGCTGCGCGCGCGCGCCGTAGTGGTCGCGCCGCTTGCCGCGCCGGTGCGCGACCAGCACCGGCCGCTTTCCATCCTGCCAGAGCAGATCGAGCCGCCAGTCGGGGTGGCTCATCTCCCATTCGTGCGGGCTGATCAGCCCTCGCCGGTTGCGCTGCCCGGCCGCCGGGAGGGGCACGGGCAGCCAGTTGCCGTCACGGCCGCGGATCGTCCCGGGCTCGCTCCAGAACCGGATCGCCCCCTCAGTCCGCGACGTGCCCTTCAGCCAGATCTCGCCGACCGGGTTGCGCGCCGGGCGATCGGCCTTCGGCCAGACGCTCGACTGCCACGCCCGCCACAATTTTCCGCCCGCCGTCTGGCGGGTCAGTTGCTCGAGCCGCTGCTCGGCGCGGCGCGTGACGACCTTGATCGTCCGCGTACCGGCGCGCAGGTAGGCCCGCGCGATCCGGTCGGCCGCGGCGTCGAGCGCGCCGGCCGGAAGCAGCAGCTCGAGGTCGTCAGCCATCGCGGGTCACCTCGTCGAGGACGGCGAAGGCATCGAGCAGCGCGGCGGGCTGCTCGGCCGGCGAGCCAGGACAGGGAAGGATCCGCCCGCCGAGCGGCGAGGCGAAGCGGGCGGCGAGAAAGTAGAGGTCTACGACCGGCCAGATCGACGCCGGGAGCGCGAGCCGGGGGTTTTCGCGCCAGCGTCGTCCGTCGACTTCCCAGCCGCCGTCGACGGTGCGTCCGAAGTGGAAGTCGCCGGGCCGTCGCCGGACGATGACGGCCGCGCGGAGTTTCCCCAATCTTCCTCGGTCAGATACGCCATCTGGAAGGCGCGATTGCCCGCCGCGGTCATCTCGAGCGGGTCGAGCTGCTGGAGCGTCGCCTCACTCACCTTGCCGTCGAGCCCGCGCTTGAACGCGACGCCCGGGGCGGTGATCCCGACGCAGAAATAGCGCAGCGCGACGATCGGCGCGAGCTCGCGCCGCCGCTCCATCTGCTCGCGCAGCTCGCGATAGTCGGGCCAGCTCGCCGCGAGGATCCTGCGCACCTCGGCGAGCAGCGCGACGTCGCCGGGCGTCAACTCCGCCTCGCCGCTTTCCTGCTCGATGTCGATCAGCTCGAGGATCCGTGCCTGCGCCTCGTCGCCGTCGAGCAGCTTGACGACGCCGCTGCGGATCGCGGCGAGCAGCTCGAAACCGTAGACGCGCCCGGCATTGTAGCGTCCGGCAAGCTCGGCCTCCATCAGCGAGCGCTCGACGACGCCGGCCGGGGCGAGCAGGAAGGTCGGGGCGGCGGGATCGCCTTCGCGCCACGCGGGCGTGAAGGCGATCGGGTTGGTGGTGGTGGCGACCATCGTGCCGTGCTCCTCAGTAGAAGGTCAGAATGCGGTCGCTGTCGCGCGCCACCGCGTCCTTGCCGGACGACAGGCACTGCAGCGTGGTCTTGTCGGCCAGCAGCTTGCCGCGGTTCTCGGCCTCGACCTGCACCGGCTGCGCGCGCGGGACGACCAGCGCCCAGCGATTGCCGGCCTGGCTGCCGTGACGCAGCATCGCCGGCATGACGACGCCGTTGCCAATGTCCGCGATCGTGTCGCGGTTGGCGACCAAGGTCGCGAGCGGGTTCACCCCCAGCATCGACTTGCGGTCGGCGATCTGTCCCGGGCCGAAGCCGAACGGGGTGTTCGGATCGTCGACATTCTCGAGCTGCGAGCCCGGGTCGAGCGACCAGGCGCTCAGCCGGCACTTGCGGCGGTTGAGCAAGGCGGCATTTGACACGTCGCTGCCCTGCACCAGCACCGGCGCCGAATGGCTGGCGAGCACGATCGTCGCCGGGATCGCCGCGTCGACCTTGCCCTGGTAGATGCCGGTGCCGGTGAAGGTGGCATAGCCGGGCTTGGCGCTGTTACCCTCCAGCGCGATCGTGCCGCGCACGCCGCTGAAGGTCGCGAGCGTCCCGTCGCGGTAGATCGCGCATGTCGCCGCCGGATGGTCGACCAGCCGCGACGCCACGTCGGACGGTGTCGTCTGCGCGTAGGTCCAGTTGGCGGGCACCGACACGCTGCTGGTGGCGTCGAGCGGCGGGTTGAAGCTGTCGGCGAGCGTCGCGACGCGGCCCGCCGAATAGTCGATCACCGCCGCGGCCGCGCCGGCGCCGGTGCCGGCGCCGATCAGCAGCATCACGCCGAGCAAAGCGCGGGCGGTGCCCGGGAAGGCGGCGGACAGCGTCACGCTGGTGGCGCTGCCCCCGGTCGCAACCGCCGCGGCGATCGCCGCGGTGAACAGCCCGCGCCAGCCGCACGCCTGGTAGACCGCGTGGTGCGGCGGCTTCACCGTCGCCGAATAGCCGACGCCGGCGCCAGCGCCCTTGATCCGGAACTTGAAGCTGATCGGCACCGCCTGCCCGACGATCAGCGGTGCGCCGGCGACCGAGGAGCCGGTGGCCTCGTTCGACTCCTCCTGCGTCCACGGTGAGCCGTAGCTGACGCTGTCGGCCTCGACCGGGATCGCGTGCAGCGTCGGATCGAGCGCGAGCGGGGTGTCCTCGTCGGTCTGGAGCCCGAACAACACCGCCACGTTGTTCTGGCGGATCGTCGGATCGTTCGTCTTGTCGGCCATGAAGGCGCTCCTGTCAGGCGGCCCGGGCGGGGTCGGCCCGCGCGGTGGTGAACTGGACGTCGAAGTCCTGCGCGAAGCCGAGCCGGCGCCGCGACGACAGCTCGGCGGTGAATTTCCGGAGGTCGGCGTCCTCGATCAGCTCGACGGTGCCGCCGAGCATCTCGTCCGCCATCATCGCGGCGACGACGGCGGCGTGGAGCCGGTTGCGCGCGGCGGTCGGCGCCGCGCCGCCCTCGCCCTCGACGAAGCCGTCGACGGTGACGGTCATCACGCGACGGGTGAGGTCGGCCTCGTGCTCGAGCACCCGCCAGCCGCCGTCGGTGATGCCGAGCGCGGGGAAGTCGATCGGATCGCCGGCGGGCTCGAGCTCGACCTCGCTGGCGAGCGGCGCCAGCGCCGCGACGAACGCGGCGAGGATGGTGTCGCAGACCGTCACGCCGCCGGCCCGGCGTCGACCACGAACACACGCCAGCCGGCGACATTCTCGAGCGCCTTGCGCTCCTCGACGGTCCAGCGTCGGCCGCGGTGGGTGAAATGGTCGCGCTTCGACGGCGCGGCGGGCAGATCGGCCTGGCGGATCTCGTAGGCGACCGACGCCGGCGTGCTGCCCAGCAGGTCGCCGGCATCGGCATCTATGCGGATCGCGGCGATCGGCGGAAGCACGACGCCGGCCTGCGTGTAGACGATCCGCTCGCGGTCCGCGAACGCCGCGAAGATCGCCGACGCCGCGGCCGCGAACGGATCGGGGGTCACTTGCCGCGCGCCGTCGAGCGGGCGGCGGTCTTCTGCACCGCGGCGCCGTCGCTCGCCTCGTCGCCTGCGGTCTCACCGTCGGGCACCTCCTCGGCGAGCTTCGCGGCGACCATGTCGATCGCGCGCTCCTCGGTCATTTCGCCGGCGCCATCGCCGACCGGCACCTCGGCACCGGCATCGACGTAGGCGCCGCCGTTCAGATACGCGGCGCTGAGCAACAGGATCTTGGTCATCGGGCAGGTCCTCGTAATCGCGCCGACGGGGGCGCGAGATTGGTGAAGGAAGGGATCAGAAGGCGCCGTTGAGGCGGACGTTGGCCGACGCCGCGCCTGCGCTTCGCGCGGCGGTGAAGACGCCGACCGGCGTGCCGTTCGCCGTGGCGGTCACAACCTTGCCGGCGGTGTCCCAATAGGCACGCGCGCCCTCGGCGACCGCGGCATTGTCCTTGGGCAGGTCATAGGCGCCGGTCAGCTCGAAAGGGCCGCGCTGCCCGGCCTTGAGCGGCAGTTTCGAGACGCCGAACGTGGCGCCGATCAGCGCGCCCCCGCCCGAGGCGACGTCGTACGGGGCGGTGAGCGTCAGCGTGTCGCCAACGCCGGTGTAGTTACGCATCGTGGGATCTCCCGAAACGGCACGGGCGGCACCTTGGCCGCGCGCGTCCGGTCGTGGTTGGGGAAGGTCGGCTCAGTTGGCCGCGCCGGGGTTCTTGTAGAGCCCGCGGTGGTCGATCGCCTTGGCGCCGAACACCAGCCGTGCCTTGATGTCGACGCCGTCGACCTCGAAGCCCTGGCGTTCCTCGGTCTGCAACCCTTCGTAGCCGGCGAGAGACGCGGTCTCGATCGTGTCGATCGGCTGCGCGTTCGGGTCGGCGGCGAGGAAGAAGCTGTAGTCGAGGATCCGCGGCTCGACCTGCGGCGACAGCGCGCGGTTGTAGTCCGGATTGATGTCGCCGTTGCGCGTCGCGACGTAATTGGCCGAGGTGAACTGGTTGGCCTGCTGCTCGCGCAGCGGGCCGACCACCAGCGTCGCCGGGGTCGCCGAGGTGAACCGGCCCTTGGGCGCGCGCTGCGTCCGCATCGCGGTGCGCCCGGCCTGCAGCGAGTCGATGCCGATCGGCGTGCCGGCCGCGGCGAGGTTGCCGTGCGAGGCGTGGAAGAGCGGGACGCCATCGGCCATCAGCGGATTGCTGAGCAGCACCGCGTAGACGACGTCGCCCTCGACCTGCGCGGCCTCCTGACCCATCGCCTGCGGAATGCGATCGAACGCCGACAGATCGTCGTTGATGATCGTCTCCCAGGTCAGCGAGATGATCTGCCCGAACTTGCCGACCGCATATTTCTCCTGCGAGTCGCCAATGGTCGCGTATTGATACTCGCCGCCCTCGGCGACCTGCTGCATCGCCGAAATGTCGGACAGCGCGATGCGGCTGACCTCGCGGAAGTCGGGCACCGTCGTCGGACGGCAAAAGGCCGCGAAGGTGCGCGGCGCCAAATCGTAGCCGCGGCGCAGCGTGCGCGACACGGTGCTGGCGAGCACCCCGGCGAAGTCGGCGGTGCTGTGCTGGCCGGCGTTGTGCGGCTGGCGGTAGCGGAACACCGCCTGCGCGACCTGCGGGTCGCTCATGTTGCGGGTGCTGACCCCGGTCGCATCTAGGAAGTCGCGTGCGAGCACGATCAGCCGGCGGCCGGCGAAGCCGCGCGCATCGTCGTTGAGCTGGTTGCGCGGGTTGGCGCGGTTGGCGATCGCCAGCGCCATCGCCTCGGCGCGCGCCTGGAACTGCGCCACCGGGATCGTCGCCGGCGAATAGTTGGTGATCGCCGGCGCGATGCTGGCGATCTGGTCGATGATGCGGGTGCGCGCGGCGTCGACCGAGATGCCTTCGCTGACCAGCGTATCGCCGAACGTCTCGGGCAGATGCGCGCGGCGGACCTCGTTGCGGATCGTGTTGGCGCGGGTGCGTTCGCCGACGATCGCCTGCTGCGCGGCCTGGCTGGCGATGTCCGCCACGTTGGTCGGCTGCAACGGCGCGACGACCGTCGTTCCCATCTGAAAGCTGTCGACCGTGGCGGTCGGGGTCAGGGTCGGCGCGGGCGTCTGCGCCGGATCGGTCTCGGGATCCATGTTCGTCTCCTGCGGAGTGATGACGGCGGTCGGCGCCGGGGGGCTCTTCGCGTTCGCGATGAGCGGGTGGGTCGGCACGGCGCGGAACCCGAACCTGCTGGCGTCCAGCAGGTTGGTCGCGGTCGCGTGGCCGACGATCTCGTCGATGAAGCGGAGCGACAGCGCTTCCTCGGCGCTCATCCACGTCTCGGCATCGAGCAGCGGGTGCAGCGCCTCCTCGCTCAGCCCAGTGCGGGCGGCGTAGATCTGGACGAGCTGGTTCTGGAGGAAGTCGAGCCGGTCGGCGACCGTGCGCAGCGCGTCGGCGTCGCCGTAGGTGCCGTCGGACGGTTTGTGGATCATCATCACCGCATTCTCGGCCATGACGATCCGGTCGCCGGCCATCGCGATCACGCTGGCGATCGAGCCGGCGACGCCATCGACGACCACCGTCACGGTGCGCGGCGACGCCTTGAGCGCATTGTAGATCGCGAAGCCGTCGAACAGCAGCCCGCCGAGCGAGTTGATGCGGACGGTGATGTCGTCGGGCGCGTGCTGGATGCGATCGACCAGCCACGCGGCTTCGAGACCGTCGGCGCTGTCGCCGACGATCCCGTAGATCAGGATTTCCATCGATCAGTCCTTCTTCGCCGGGGCATCGGGGCCAACCGACGGCTGGAGCGCGTTGCCGACCTGCGAGACCTTGCGCGGGTCGCAGTCGAACGTGAGCTTGCGCGCGTCGACCTTCTCCGCCCAGCGCTGCCACGCATCGAGGACGGTGTCGGGATCCTCGCCGCGCTCGCGGATCGCGGTTTCGGGATCCATCAACCCCGCGCGCACCAGGTCGCGGGTCGCCGGGCCTTCGGTCGCCAGGTCGAGCATCGGCCGCGCTGGCGGCGTCCACTTCATCGTGCAACCGTCGACGTCGTGGCCGGCAAGCTGCGCCGCGCGGAAGAACCACGCCGCGGCGGGCTCGCAGAATTGTGGGACCAGCATGTTCCACGTCCAGCTGTCGAGCTGGCGGTGGTACTGGATCCGCCCGATCCGTCCCGACGAGTAGTTGACGCCCTCCAGGTCGCCGAAGATGTCGTAGGGCAGGTTCATGCCGGTCGCGAAGGTGCGCACCGAAATCTTGGTGAAATCGGCATAACCGTCGACGCCGGGCGGGTTGGCGAACTGGATGGTGGTGCCGACCGGCACGTCCTCGATCAGCCCGGGCTCGATGAAGTCGTTGAGCTCGCCCTGGTCGTCGTCATCGTCGCCCCGCGCGCCGATCCGGAACACCGCCCAGCTCGCCGCGATCTTCTGGCGCAGCAACTGCGCGTCCTGATAGTCGCGGAAGTCGTTCATGGGCAGGATGACCGGTGCGAACCAGCTCGCGCCGTGCTGCTGCCCGGGCCGGTCCTGGCGGAAGACGTGGAGCACGTCGCGAACCGGCACCGGCGTCGAGAGCAGGTCGCGCTGCATTGCCGCGCCGGGATGCTGGGGGAACAGCCAATAGGCTTGGCGCGCGCCCAGCTGGTCGACCTGAATGCCGGAGACGTAGGCGCCGCGATCGAAGACGCCGTTGCGGGTGGGGTCGAGGTGGTCGGGTTCGAGCAGCTGGATCTGGAACGGCACGGGCAGCCCGTCGCGCGCAAAACGCGGGCGGTTGCGCGCCAGTACCGCGCCGCTCTCCACCACCGTCCGCGCCGCCAGCAACTGCAACCCGTACAGGTTCTGGCGGCCGTCGGCGTCGCAGGCGGTCGTCTCGAAATGGCGCTTGGCGAGCGCGTTCAGCTCGGGGTCGGGCTTGCCGTCGCGCAGCACCTGAAAGGTGATGCCCGCGCCGACCAGGTCGGTGGCGATCGCCGACACCGCGCGCTCGGCGTAGGGATTGTTGCGGACCATCGCGCGCGCGGTCTGCGCGAGCACCGCGGCGGCTCCCTGAAGCTCGTAATTGGCGTCCCTGGCGTTGTGTCGCCACCCTTGCGTCCGGCGCGAGGCGGTAGCCCCGTCATATTGCGCGCGGATCCCGCGGAGCGACGCGCTGCGCGTCCGCGCCTGCTCGATCCGCACCAGCGCCTCGGCACGCGACGCGACCCAGCGCGGCGCGATCGTGGTCAGCGCGCGGTCGATCATGCCCATCAGCAGCCGTTCCGCCAACCAGCCGCGCGCCGGCGTGGGCGCGCGGCGCCTGGTGCCGAGGCGAGCGCGTCCATGATGCGCTGCTCGGCCTTCAGCATGTCGGCGCCGGATTGATAGCTGATCTCGCGCCCGTCGGCGTAGCGGACCCTCAGCAGGCCGCTTCCGATCGCGGCGCGGAGCGTGGCGAGATCGGCTTTCGTGTACGCCATCAGCGCCTCCCGAAATGGCTGCCCCGGGGTTTGCCGGTCAGCGGGTTGATCGCGCGCGCGCGCGGCTTCGGCGGCGCGGACGGTGGGCGTGCCGGCCGAGGTGCCGGTGGCGTGGTCGCGTCTGGCGCGGCGGGCGCGTCGGCGTCGGCAACGTCGGATGCGGCGAGCCGCACGCCGGTCGCCTTCGTCCATTTCGCCGACGACCAGCGGTCGAGCCCGAGCGCGTAAGCCGCCGCGCGCGCGTAGACGCGACAGTCGATCGCCTCGTTGCGGTCGCGGGTCTTCTGCCACTCGCGCCTGCTGAAGCCGGTGCGCTTGTTCTTCACGGTCACCAGCTGCTCGGCGACGAGCTGCTGGAGCCATTCCGCGTCGACGCCCTGCGGAAGGTGGATGTAGCCCGGCGGATAGGGTTCGCCGTCGAGTGGCTGGTCGAGCTTGAGCCAGTCGTAGGTCTCGGACTTGAACAGCGACACCGCGATCGTCCAGAGCTGGACGCCGCGCTGCACCTTGGTGCCGCGGACGGTGACGTCGACCCAGGTCGGTCCCATCACCGGCATCGCCGCGCTGAAGCTGCCCACGCCCTTGATCGCCATCACCACGCGCGGGTGACGCCGCGCCCAGGCGTAGACGCTGGTGGTCGAATATCCGTCGCCGGTGTCGATCGCGAGCTTCGACATCCGAAGCCGGCGACCGGACGGCGTTTCCCACTCCTCGGTCAGGAAGGCGTCGAGCTCCTTCCACACCTCCGCCTTGGCGGGATCGCCGTGGAAGACGCGCTGGTCGACCAGCACGCTGCGCATCCCCTCGCCCCAGCCCCACACGCTCGCCTCGATGCGGTCGCGCTGGACGTCCGCACCGACGGTGACGCGCGCGACCCACTCCGGCGCTTCGCCCAAGGTCAGCTCCTGCGATCGCCGCTCGTACAGCCGCTGCCAGTCGGGCGCCTCGCCCTTCTCGACCCACGGCAATCCCAGCGCGGTGTTGGTCCAGACCTTGTAGGTTTCCGGCGTCTTCCGCGCCTCGAGGAAGGCGGCGACCGTCGCCTGCAGCTTCACCCACGAGGAATAGGCTTCCCAGACGTGGAACCCCGCGATCCCGGTGAAGGGCGCGGTGGCGCGCCACTCGCCGCGGCGAACCGCAGCCCAGCGATCGGCGTCGTCCCAGACGCAGCCGTTGTGTTCGCACACGTAATGCGCGGTTTCCGGCCGGTGGACGCCCGCCTTGGTCTTGTCCCAGCGAACCTGCTCCCACTTCAGGACCTGGTGCGCGCCGCAATGCGGGCACGGCACGAAGAAGAAGCGTTTGTCCGACTCCTCGAACTTCGCCTCGATCCGGCTCGCGCCGGCGATCGTCGGGGTCGATCCGGCCAGCTTGCGCCGGTTCCAGAAATTGTTCGTCCGCTTGTACGCAAGCGTGAGCGGATCGCCCTCGACGCCCGCCGACGCCGGATAGCGGTCGACCTCGTCGGCCAGGATGACGCGCATCGGCCGCGAGGCGAGCGACGCCGGGCTGTTCGCGCCGACGATGACGAGCTGGCCGCCCGGGAAGCGCTTCTGCAGCAGCTTGTTGCCGCTGTCCCGGGTCTTCGCCTCGGAGATCTTGGCGCGCAGCGACGGCGTGTCGCGCACCATCGGGGCCAGCCGGTCGGTCGACCAGCCTTCCGCCATCTCCAGCGTCGGCTGCATCACCATGATCGGGCACGGATCGTGCGCGATGAAGTAGCCGACGATGTTGTTGATGATCTCCGTCCACCCGACCTGGGCGGACTTCATCACCACGACTTCCTCGATCAGCGGGTCGCTGACCGCATCCATGATCCCGCGCTGGAATTCGGCGCGACTGGTGTCCCACTGTCCGGGCTCGGCGCTGGCCTCAGGGCTGAGCTTGCGCCCTTCGACGGGGTCGTCGGCCCACTGGCTCACCGTCAGCCGTGGCGGCGGTGCGAACACCGGCCACCACGGCGTCGCCGCCGCCACCAGCTCCAGCGTCGCCACCAGATGCGTGATCGAGGACAGGAACCGCTTCGAGGTCCTGCGTCCCGACCTTGGTGCCCGCGAGCTCGGCGAGTGCTTCATGCACGAGCTCCGTCAGCTTCTCCTGGATCGCGACCGGCGACTTCATCGCCGAGATCGCGGGGGCGCAGCGGCTGGGTAGCGCGAGCAGTTTGGCGCGGACGCGGGCGAAGGCGCCCTGCACCGCGAGCGCGACCTCGACCCGGGGGAGCAGCTCGCGGCGCCGTTCGGCGTTGCGCATCGCCGCCTCGTCGGCCTTTTCCGCCGCGAGCCGCGCTTTGTGCTGGTCGATCGCCTTGCCCTTGCCGGCGACTGCGTTGACGCTGGTCCAGGCGGCGACGAACTCGGCGAGCGTTGCGCCATCGCCGGGCAGATCGCCCTTCGCGCGCAGATCCGAGATCCAGCGGCTCGACTTGCCGAAAAGCGCCGCCACTTCATTCAACGTCGGCCGATAGTTCGCCAAATCCATGGGTTTAGGCCCCCCATGATGATGAAGTGCGAAATTCGCCTGTACCTAGCGCAACCCCGCGCCTTCGCCCCCCGCATAGCGGCCGCGGTGGGAAGGACCCAAAGGCGGGGGGGGGGGTAGGTCGGCCGGGCGGCCGGGAAATCTCGTTGAGTGACAGCCCGCCCGCGCAGGCGCTCGGTCAGACGACCGCCAGATCGAGCGGGATCGCCCGCCATGCCGCGTCGATCGCCTCGCGCGCATAGAACCGGACGTAGGACCGCGACCCGATCACCCGAATGCTCTCGCGGATCGCGTTCATCGCCCGCTGCCAGCGCTCGTCGGCGATCTCGGCGCGCAGCAGCATGAACAGCTCGGCGCGGTTGATCTGCCCTTCCTTGTCGACCGAGAACACCCGGTTGACCAGCGCGCGCAGCTCGGCCCCACTGCCCGCCGCCCATTCGGCCAGACACGCGTCGATCAGTGCCTTCGCCGCCTGCAGCTCGGGCCCGAACTCGAACAGGTCGGCGACCTGAACCTTGATCTGGCGACGCCCGTCGTAGGACGTCAGGGTGATGTTTCCCTTCTTGCCCCCGATCGCGGCGTCATATTCCTGCGCCAGCAACGCCTGAAACTCACCGACGCTCGTGAACGCCTCCGCCTTGAACGTCGCCAGCCGCGCCGACAGCGAGGAAGCGTCGTCGGTCGCCTTGCGCACCAGCTCGTCCATCAGCAGGTCGGTCGCCTTCACCGTCGACAGCGGCACCAGCGCGCCCTTGGCGTCGCGCAGGTACGGCTGCCCCGCGACATCGATCGCGGCCGGGTGCGAGACTTGCGTGGTCACGCGATCAACCCCGCGGTGGTAATCGCCACCGCCGACGACGCGATGTCGCCGAGCGTCAGGATCGCCCGCTGCCCGCGTTCGAGCTGGGCGTACAGCGCGTCGAGCTGCGCGCGGTCGATCTGCACGCGGTTGCCGGGCAGCGCGGCCAGTTGCTGGCGCGCGAGGGACACGTTGATCATCATCGGCTCACCAGAACGCTGAAAGCCCGCTCGGGCTGATGTGAAGCGGAAGCGCGCTCGGCTTCGCACCGGCGCCACGAAACGGCGCGACCATCGCCTGCGCGACCGCGTGGGCGCGCTCCTCCAGGTCGTGCAGGTGCCGCGCGTCGCGCACCCCGTGGCGAAACTCGCGCTCCAGCCGCTCGGCATCGCGGATCGCCAGCGCCAGATCGTCGGCGGGGTGGCGCCGCTGCTGCCCGGAGGGGCTGGCAGCGGCGCGAGCCACCGGACCGGCGGTGGTGCTGCGGCGCGGTTGGCTCATGGCGTGGTTCCCTGACGCGGAGCGGGCGCACCGCCCGACGAGGCATCGCGCCCGGACGGAGCTGTCGCGGGGTCGTTTCTGGCCGTTGTGTGGCGATCCGGCACCCTGCACGTTGGTACAGTGTACGAACGTGCAGGGTTCACGACGCCACCACGTCGCCACGGCCGAAGCGGCTCCACCAGATCGACAGCGCCGCGCGCAGCAGCGTGCGGGTCCGCGGCACGCTGAGCGCGTGGCGGTGCGCGGCGACGGTCAGCGCGACGTCGCGCGCGACGATCGCCAGCATCGCCTCGGGCTGCTCGATCGCGCGCAGCCACCATTCGAGTGCGTAGCGCCCGTCGGCGGTGTGGAGCAACGGTAGCTCCGCGCCGTCGCCGCCCGCGCCACCGCCGCCGGTGCGCGTCTCCCAGCTCGCGGTGCGATACGGTGTGTCGAGCGTCACCGCGCGCCAGGTCGTCGCGATCTTGTCGGCCGCGGCGAGCTGGTCGGCATCGATCGCGCCCGACTGGTAGAGCCGCGCGATCGCGCCGGCGCGGCGGGTGCGCGCCTCGAGGTGCGCGATCGTCTCGACGGTGCCCTGCTTGCCGCCGAACCGCTCGATCAGTGCGACGCGCTGCTCGATCCCGTCGCTCAACGTGCGTCCGCCCGTGAGCCGCCGCGCCTTCTCGGCGCGCCACTCGAGCTTCGACAGGCCCTTCGGCTTCTTGCCGACGTCGGGCGCGGGCCGCGGACGATCGAGCACGAGGTGAGCGAAGCGCTGCTGCTCGCGCTCCGTGGTGGCGAGTTTCATGGCACCCCCGGTCAGATGAGGTCGGGAAGGTGCTCGAACGGAGGAACCAGGGGCAGCTGCTCAGTCGTGCAGGTGGCGGGGCCGTCCGGCACCGCAGGCGGCGGCGCGTGCCACCCGTGCGGCTGACCGACGCGCGCGTCGATCATCTGACGGCACCGGTTCAGGTCGCGGATCCGGATCGCGCGCTGCGCGGCGATCGGGTGGTCGATGCACTTCAGGCGGACGAGCGCGTCGACGTGCTGCTTGACCCGCGTCTTGCTGATCTGCGGCACCATCGCGCGGCCGATCTCGTCGTAGCAGGGGCACACGCCGAAACGGGCGATGTTCTCGACGATGATCGCCAGCACCTGCACGCGGCGCGGCGCTACTGGTCGCTCGCCCGGCATGAGGGCGAGCATAACGGTGGCGGGGTTAAAGGAAAGTGATTGCCCGTGATCGGGGGAGGAGACGCCCTCCGCCACGGTTACCTTCACCTCCAT